TCGAGGAAGTAAGATCTCCGTCTACATCGTCCGAAGCCGTCGCCCCGGCGTCGTTGTAAGTACCGCCCTCGGCCACTGTTACCGAAGACGAACCGATCAAGCTGATCACCGGCTTGGTTACGTCCGCGCCCTCAACAACTTCGACCGTTCTCGTTACTTCGTCGGCGGCATTGCCCGCACTGTCCGAAACGTTATAGCGCACCGTGTAAGTGCCTACCGTGTTAGTGTCTACCGGGTTCACCACGACGATCGAGGAAGTAAGATCTCCGTCTACATCGTCCGAAGCCGTCGCCCCGGCGTCGTTGTAAGTACCGCCCTCGGCCACTGTTACCGAAGACGAACCGATCAAGCTGATCACCGGCTTGGTTACGTCCGCTTGCGCCGCTTGTGCTATGGTCACGGGTTCAACCATAACGCGCTGAGAATTATACTCTCTGTCGCCGGTAGCAAAGCTGTTCACGTCAAAATCTTGGCCTTGGTGGCTGCGAACCTGAACCGGGCCGGTAATGGGATCCGCAAAGCCGAGTTTTATTAAATTTGGCTCGACGTACTCGGCCGACAATGCGCTTAAAGTAGAGTTAAACCCGTCCGCCGATACTTCTACAATGTCTTTGAACGACTCCGGCACGCTTAACGAGGTACTCCCGTTTAAATCATAAGCAATCGTTAAGAAATTACCGCCATAAGTAAAACTTTGAGGTATAGGGCCGCGTCCCGACCCGCCAGAACCCAAAAACACCGATTTAAAAGAGTCCGCGAATCGAAGAACTTCTGAAACATATCCGGCGTTAGTCCGGTGCAGCCCGTCCGTCATAGGCAAATCCATCGTTTGGTGCGACAAGTGAACGTTAGTGTTATTCTCGGAAAAATTGCATTGCGCGTTTCTTACCCCCTGCCAGCCGTCCGAAGAACCATCCCCGCCGGGATTTCTCCCTAACTGAACAATAAACATCGCGAGTGTGTCTTCACTCTGCCCGGTGCGCGACAAAATATCGGCGTATAAATCCGTTAATCTCGTCTCGTAGGTCTCTTGGGGCGTGCCGACATTTGTCTCACCCTGCCCCCACCATAACGCGTTAATCTTACCTCCTGCTGCTGTCAACGCAGCCTGACGGTTCGCATAGTTGTCACCACCGGGCAAATGTTGCTCTATGGCGGTTGCGCCCACTGCGGTTTCATACGCGGCCACTACACAATTTAAGGACTGGGATATGGCGTTAAGCCCCGCGTAAACACAACCTCTGTCGGCGGGTTGCTGGTAGTTAGTCCCGTCAAACTTAACCACATTGTCGATCGCGCTATCGTTAAACGGACTATTCCAAATATTATCAGTGTTACTCTGGCCCGCAAACTCTATAACTACACCGAACCCAATTCTTGATGACGACCCTTGAATAGCTGTGTTATTAGCATAACGAACAAGTATTTTATAGTAAGGGCCGCGCGGGATAACAACAGCGCCGGAAAAAGTGCCCCCATCAGGTGACGGGTCCAACGTTTCCCAGTCAGAAACAACCGCACCGCTCACAAATTCTTCTACTCGATACTCAATAGCTGTTGGCGTCGTCACACCTTCGTAAGACCCTCTTATCGTGTAGTTGTACGTCGGGCCGAAAGTGGCGTAGACCTTTCTTGACGGCTCACTGTCAAGCGTTATGAGGTCGCCGCCCGTCGTGCCTAAATTTAGGTCATCTATGAACGGGTTTCTGCTAACGCTAAACATACCCGCGTTAGTGCTTGTGTTGCTAGATATTGCAGAAATGTCGGCCGGGGTGCCCGCGCTAACACCGTTAACAAATAATTCAACCGTGTTATTTTCCCCATCTACTTCAAGCCTAACTATATCACCTATCTCTACGGGGGTGTTCGGGTAAGATTGAAGTATTTGCCCCCCGCTACCATTTTTATAATATATTTGTGTGGTGGTCGCAGATGAAAGCCTGATAGTTATAAAATTCAGCCTAGCGTCAACCCTTACAGCGGGGCCCCCATCCAAAAAATAGCCTTCAAACTGGTACTTCATTCTTACTTCTGAGTAATGGGAAGTTGACCCGGTGTTATAGCTCATTACAGTACCATCAGAACTATCAATTACCAGTTCTTGGCCTGTTATTCTCGCCGCGTTTATGTTGGCCGGAAATGAACCGAAAACAGTCCACCCCTCCACGTCCTTAAGGCGCGTCCCCTCTGCATACTCTGAAAAGTCTGTGCTAAATACTGCCGCCATTTTATTAAATCCTCTTAAGTTGCCGAAATTGTCGCGCCTAGTGCCACGCGTTTCCACGATCCGCCGTCACTTACTGCGAGGCAAGGGCCGCCCGCGTCGCCGTCAGTAACACCAATTACAACCATATAACGAGACGTTGGATCGGGCGCGCTCGCGGTTGAGTAAATCGGCAAAATAAGATCGCCGTTTAGTTTTAAGCCTTGGGGCGCGATCGACATACCGGCGCGGATCCCGGTGCCGTCTCCGAAAACGACAAACTGGTAGCCCGGTTCGATGTAGATAGTACCGCCCGCGCCGGTGGATAACGTAACGCCTTGGTTACTGTCGTTCGCTGCGACGATAAACTGCTCGACGGCTGGCAATGTGACCGTAACGCCGCCGGTATAAGAGCCGCCGATCTGTAAAACCTGTTTTAAGTCTGTCACGGTCGCGTCGCCGCCGCTAATATCTACGTAAGTTTTGCCCGTGATACCGCCGCCCCCGGACGAACCGCCGCCCACGTCGGCGATCCCCGAAGCGCGGGCAACTACTACGCGTTCCTCGTCGAGTATTTCGAAGATCCACCCGGTCGGTAAGTCGATGTAGTGCCATTCAGCATTAAAGCGGAAAGCGATCTTTCCCTCGTTGGGTGCCCAGTCGCCCGTCGCCCCCTCCGGGACAAAAAACGCGCTGCCCTCAACCGGGACGCTCGGCGGCGTCGCGGTCGTCACGCTGTTAAGACTCGCGCCCGCGTATATGTCGAGCATGGCGAGCGCTTCGTTATGGGTTAAATGCTTACTGGCCTGAGATTGTGTGATCTCGGGTAGCTTAAGGCGTGCTGTTGTCATATTACGATCCCCGCTGGTTTACCGTCGCCGACTACCGCCGAGACTTGAACTATTTCTAAATATCTTTCGTCGCCCGGCCCGAAGTAGCCGTCTAATTCTTCATAACTAAAGAAGACACTAGGCGACGTTATTTCATGTGTCCGAAGTATGTCACCCCCGATCCCGTCGCGCAAGTAAGCCCGATACAACTCGGACGCCTCGCCGAGTACCGCGTCGACCCCGTCGCGCCATTCAGCCGATAAGCGGGTCTGTCTGATCCATGTGACGGTGATCCCGGTTGCCGCTTTTCGTGCCTTAAGGTGCACCGGCGCGAATGGCTTTAAGCGCTCCGCGTAAGGCGTAAAGGTTAGCGGCTCGACGTCGGCTTCGGTCTGACCCACTGAAACGGCTTTGTAATAGCTTTCTACGCCTATTTCGTTTTCATTCAACGGAACATCAGCGATCCCGGTAGAAGACAGCAAAATGAAGCGCTCACCGCTCACATGGCCGTATATCCGATCGCGGGTGCCGCAACGACCACGGGCGATCGTGCTAATCTCGAATTGACTCGCGCCAACGATCACGGCGTCTTTAAAATAAATAATCTCGTTGCCAACTAGCGCAAGGTTTTTCCCCGCCAAGAACTCGCCCTCACTGATACTCGAAAGCGTGCCGTTTTCTAGCGTTACGATTAAGCGGCTTTCGCGGTCGAACTGATCCGAGCTCTTTTCAAGTAGTGGCGCGTTTACTATGCCGTGCGTCGGCTCCACTAGGTACCGCGCGCTCGCCGAATAGGTAACATCATCGGTAGACGTAAACAGGCCAGCCCCGCGCCAATTCGACCCGAGCGGCACCGGGTACGACGACACTCCGATCGAGTCGAGATCGTCACGGTAAAGCGGTATGTCCAATATAACCCCGATCGTCCCCGCGACGGCATTAACACCCGTCGTTCCTGCCGGGTCGCCACTCCCCGCAATGCCGAACGTGAACGCCGTTGGGTCGTAGCTGTGCGCTTTCACGTCTGCCACGCCCTCGGCGCTTAAGTCTATTTCTCTAAACTGCATACGGCGGATCACGTTGTCGATCATGTACTCGCGAACGTCGCCCGGCTGCAGCGTCTTGTCGGTTATCGCGAACTCATAGTCGGTGCGTTGGCTATGCGCTTTTAACATTTGCGTGTAGCAGATCTGCAGCGCTTCGTCGCCGGACATATAAACCGGGCTTTTAAAACTACGTTCGTCTTCGCTGCGCGCTGATCGCTTCTCAATGTAGCGCGTATCGTCTTGGCCGTTGCGCGACGAATTCGGGAAGTCTAGTTCTACCCGGCGCGGCAATTCCGACTCTCGGGTGCGGGTCTCATTAAAACCACGCGAAGTGATCACATTTTCGAGGCTTTCAACGCTAACCGTACGAGACCGCGCCGCTATCCATTCAGCATGTGTTTTTAGCCGGTCTTCGATTGTTTGCCTTGGAATACCTACTGCAGCGCGCACCGAGTCGAGCGGCCCTAAAAACTTAGCCAGTACCGTTACGATCTCACCCGACCAAAAACCGAACCACTCCGCGTTCGCCGGGTTATGTGACCACGTCCCCGCGACTTCTCCGTACGCGTCGCCCCATAGTCTTTCGAGGTAGTCCCACAAGCGATCAATTAAAGTGACCATGCGCGCCTGTTCGGTGCCGTGCAAATGCAAGTACGCCGCCGCGCGCATAAAGAGCGCCGCCGCGTGCGGTTCGTCGTAGTCTCCGTAAGCCGGGATCGTGCCGTACGTATAGCCAATGCAAAGCCATTGGATTTCACCGTCTAAGACACTCGACCCGATCGACGTCGGGAAGTTCGGCGCGCTCGCTGCGGTCGATCCACCCTCGGACAAATTGACGCAACGATAAACGCGGCCGTTGTAAGGCGTGGCGACGTCACCCGGCGAGTAAGGGCGGGAACGCTGAATAAATGCGAGTGTTTCCGGGAAGTTCGTCGGGATGTATTGATCCGGGTCTTGCCATTCGCTTTCAAGCCATGCCAGAAAGTAAGACGCGAGCAACGCGGCGCGGCTGTTACTGGATAAGTGCGCCGACTCTGCCAACGCTGCGACCGCCCGCGCGGTATAGCCGACCCACTGCGAGTTCGGATCGACCCAGTCAAACGTCCACGTATTCGGGGCGGCGTCGGTCGCTTGCAAGTCGAAGCGATCCCACACGTAAGACGGCATGAACGGCCCGCGCTGTCCGTAGCGGCTGAAATACTCGTTTTGTGAATCTTCCATAAAGTCGAGCATACCCTCAAGCCCGGCGCTATTGTTAAGGCGCGACCATACAACCGGGTCTTGATAACCGATCCCCGGCGCGCCTCGCCATTCGATTAGCTGGCCGTCGATACTGTTCGCGGTGTACGGCGCAATGTGTGGCGAGTAGGGCAGTTGTAGTTCCGGCACCGGGCGGAAATTCAAAAGTTCGATCTCTGCGGCGGGCTCGCTTTGGTAGGTGTAGCCCACAACGTCGATCACTACGCCCTCCTGTAACGGCGTTGCGTTAATCACGGGACGCCAACCAAAATCACCGCGTATTGTGTACGCGATCCAATCTTCAAGCGGGATCACCTCGTCGATCTCCCCGGCTCCGGGTTGTAAAGTACGGCGCAAAAAGTAGCGGGTGGAGTTGTCGACCGTTGGCCCTGATTGAACAAAGATAGTGATCGAAGCGGTCGCGTCAATGTCATATTTGAGGCGAACCCGGATCCCGGTGTCGGTTGCTTTGATCGAGTCGCGTAAACCCCGGCCGACTTGTGCCTCGCCCTCTCCCTCTGGTATCACGGCCAAAACGCCGAGATCGTTAGAACGGGATAGCGAGTTATCGCCGAAACCGGGACGGCTCGACGACACATAAGCGCCCGACGTATTCAAGGGCTCGCCGCCTCGGGGCTTAAACCACGCCCGGCCGTCGTCAACGTTAAAAACGGTGTATATGCTCGCCTCGGTGGCGTTATACGCGTCGGTGTACTGCTGTTCGCCCGTAACGTCGGCGAGTAGTTCAAAGCATTCCAGCGCCCACGGCATAACGTCCACGGCGCAATCTATTTCACCCGGTTCCAGCGGCCGCCAATACGGCCAAGCCTCCATGTTTTGCGAAACGTTAAGCACCGGGCCGAAGTTATAGATCACCATAGCGTTAGCGGTTAGCGCGCCGCCGCTGCTGTCGCCTTGGAGTACAAGAGTGGTTCCCGTCTCGTCGGTTTCCACACTTACCGGGACGCCGTAGTCCTCGCCGTTAATACTGGCGAACGGGTTAAAAAACGTAACCCAAGACGATTGATCCGAATAGATGCGCGTGATCTGTTTGACACTCTCGCCGAAGTTCGGGTAGCCCGCTGGTATAAAGGCCGTCCAACCACCGGCGAACGGTTCAAGATAGATTTTAACGTTTAGCTTTTCACTTTGCGCCGCGACGGGTGCCTTGCAGTTATAAAGCCAGTGCGGCGAATACAAGGTATCTGTATCGGTCGGCGGCGTCTGGTTGTAAATACCATCAACGCCCCGGCGTAAGTTATCCATTATGCCGCGCCACTCGCTCGTCGAGTCGCCGACGTACTTAACCGCCAGCGCTGCGGCGCGTAGCATTAAGAACTGACCCTCTGACGTGCCCGCCTCGCTCGGGAAGTAGCCCTGACGGCCTAAAACGTCGTGATACGCGTTAACCAGTAACCCGTCTTCGTTAATCAAACATGGTTCGTTGTACTCGTCGCGCTCCACCGGGACAGGGTCGCTTTTAAACACTAGCTTTTCGCCTTTCTCCTGCGGGAAAAAATTATATAAAGCCATAAGCGGTTCAAGCTGCTCCATGCCCGAGCCCGACGACGTGAACGAATACCCGGTGATCGTGTCGGACAATTCCGAAACATCGAAAAGCGTCGGCGGGATCCCGGAACGTACGCAAATTTCGCCGACTAAGTCGCGCAAATAAAGCGGGTACGGGTAAACGGTATCGTACGTCGAGCCGGTGCCGTTCTCCACGACCTCAACTTCCACCGAGGGGACACGGTTCCCGAATTCTTCCAGCTCTATGTCTTGGAAAACGATGTAAGCCCGCCCCCGGTACGCTGGCGTCGCGTCGCCGTAACGCGCTTGTAAAATCGGGTCGGGCATCTGGTCTTCGGTGCCGTGGTAAACGTTAAAAAATGACTCGGCCGTCTCGCGCGCTTGCGCTACTGTCCCGGACATAAACGGGCGGTTTTCATAAAACAGTTTTGAGTTTAGCCAGATCCGGCGCACGCCTTGGATCTTCTGCGGGCATATCATAACGGCGAACGTTGCTGAATAGGTATAAGTGGTCTTCGTGTATGACGACGTTCCGCCACCCTTACCGCCCGCCTCGACTTCTTCTTCGTGCACCGTCTCGACGATCGGTAATTGGTGGATAAGACGCGCCGGGATCCGAGCCATGCCCTTAACGCGTGCTAAAACTTTACCATACCCGACCGGGTTGACGTCGGACGTGTCGAGGCGTTCGCCCTCCTGATCGGGTAAGTCTACGCTGAATAATGATCCCATTCTTTTAACCTATGTACTGTGTGGATCTGCTTAAACGTACGCGGATCCAGACTTTGTTCGATTACTTTCCGCGCGGCTTGGTAGCTATGAACGATCGTATTTTCTCCGACGTATAGCGCCAAGTGTTGCGGGAATTTGCGAAGCTTTAGTAGAAGAATATCACCGGCGGCCATTTCTTGCACGGGTACGGTGTGACAGTAGCGCCCTAAGTGCTTAAGCAGTAGAGCCGGGCGAGGCACCCGCGAATAGTCGGTAGGTAGGTCGAACTCGACCCCGGCGGTTTCGTGCGCGGCCATTACAAGTCCTATGCAATCCAGCCCCGCGCCCGGTGTCCGTCCTTGGTGTTTGTAAGGTGTGTTTTTGAAACTGCGAGCGGCGTTACAAATTAACTGTATTGAAGAAGCCCGCGACCCAGTCGTCGGAATCTGGCACATAAGGTTCACCGTAATAATTAAGCATGTTGTTATACTTTTGGCAGTCGGTGATCCACTTATTGCAGCCGAACGTCACGACGCCAGTTAAACCCGTCGGATCGAACGCGGGCGGCTCGGTCAATGTTAGTCTGTCCGCCGTGTTGCTGTCTATGTCGAATTTGACCCCGTTGGATAGTTCGAGCAATCCGCGCCGGGCGTCATTTACGCCTAAGTTCGGTATATTGATCGAGACAACGCGGCCGCTGTAACCGGTTATAAAGCCGCTTTTTCGGTATTGGCTTAAGTCTGCCCGGCAATTGTGATCGCCGAACTCTGCGCGGCATAGGCGCGATGTTTTAACGCTGTTCGACTGTCTTAATAGGTCCGTAAGCGTCCGGGCTTCGATAATCCACGCGCCGCGCTCCCGGATAGCGTCACCCACTACGCCACTTTTAACCCAAATAACCGAGGTCTCGGTAATCTCCGCCGGTGGGTTTTTATAGTTCAGTTCGAAAACGTCAATTTTTGCGCCGTCGTAAAGCTTGTTTAAAACTTGCTCCGGGACGCCGTCTTCGTCGTCTATCAATCCGTGAACTTCGGTTGTGTCGACGTCTAGCCCCATCGTCGCGGCCGTGTCGGTCTGTGAGACGCCCGAGGCTTTAAAAACCAAGCCGCCCGCCTCTATGCTTGAATCATGCGACGTAAAGCCCACCACGACGCCGTCCGTGCGCGTAACGCGCCAACACGTCGCCAAGGTGGTGACGGTTTCGATCAAATGCTCGCGTAAGATATTATCGATCGCTCTACTCATGGGATCAGCCTTTCTTCTGTTAGCACCACGTTAACGGTTCCGTTGTCGTAGCCGTCGAGGTTAGTCGGTAGGTCGTCTTCTTCAAAGCTTACCGGGACGTCGAACTCATAACCCGCCGTGATCAAGGTTCCGGGCGTGGGTGCCGACAAGAAAGTAAGCCGCCCGAACTCGTCCACCGTGTAACCGGCCGGGTCGACGTTTAAGCCGCTAAACGCAACGATTAACGTATTTAAGCGCGGCTTGTTGATACGGCGAAATTTCACATGCGGCCCGACGGTGTAGCGCTTTACTAGTTGAAAAGTCCGGGTTGTGCCGTCGCCGGTTCCGATTAACTGATCGCTTCGGCTTATCTCGTCGTGAGGCAAACAACTTTTATAGTCGAACCAATCTTTAAACCGAAACGAATGCGCGGCACCCTCGGCAACGTGAAAAAAGCTTAAAACCTTGTGTAAGTCCTCGAACGAGCGTACGCCGAACGCCACGTCGTAAGAGTGTAACGGGTACTCCCAGTTGATATTCTTTTTAACGCGGCCGTTTAGCGACTCGGTGCGGCTTGTGCTGTAACGCGGGCCACCCTGCGCGCCGTTGCTTATATCTTCCGGGAAAATTTCATTTATAAACATGGTTAACGGTTCCTTTCATACGCGCGCTGATAGCCTCGGTATTGCGCCGCTTCTAACTGACGACGTGAACGCGGGCGGGTAAATTCGCGAACGCTCGACGTTGTAACATTCATTACGTTATTCATTACGACGCTGTTACCCGCCGCTGTGCCTTGCCTGGCGTCGCGAGGCGTTACGATCCGGCCGTCGGTGTGAGGCATAAAGAACTCTTGATCCCACTCGTTCACCCGGTAAAGCTGGCCGCCTCGAACATTACCGCCCTGACTACGTCCACCGATAGCAAGCGCCGCCAAAATGGCCGCGATACCGCCAAGGGCGATCGCCGTGCCTGAGATAGCCGCGCCGCCCCCGGTAGCGATTGACGTCGCCGCCGCTGCGGGTGCAGCTGCCGCTCCGATTGTTGTTACTGCCGCCGTTTGCGCCCCGGCAACCACTCCGGCCGCCGTTGTGGCCGCTGCGGTTTGCGTGCCGATCGCGCCGGTGATAGCGGCCGTTTTGCCCGCCTCGGCGGTTTGCGTGGCGATCATGCCTTTAAGCGCCGACGCGGCGGTCTCGATACCCCAGTTGATCACGGTGCCGAGTAATTGCGTACCGATAGTTCGCGCAAGGCTGGCGGCCGCGTCTTCGCCGTCTTGAAAGCCTAGCGCAACCGAAGCGGCGGTACCGCTTACCGTGTTGGATAGGCTATCCATTTCACTGGCTAGATCATCAAAAAGGCCGTTTTCCGTTTTCTTTTTAAGGTCGTCGAGCGCTTCTTCGTAACGCTTAAGGGCTGCGATCCCCTCCTCGGTGTTTTCGGCTTCTAGCTGAGAAACAAAACCGTAATGGTCTTGAATGATCTGCAGCCGTTCTTCGTAAATCTGGCGCGCACGTTCCGCCGGGTTGTTTTCCGCTTCGATCTGTCTAACGAATGCGCCATACCGTTCTAGTTCGCGTTGCTGGTCTTCTAGCGCTTTCTTAGCGGCTTGGCGTGCGCGTTCTTCCTCGGCTAACTCTTTTCGTAAATCGTTGTTTGCTGCGGCTTCGTCGCGCTTTGCTTGCGCGGCGTCTTCGCTGGCTTGCTTTTGGTCGTAAATCGACTTGATCAGTGAAACGATCACCGGGTCGAGGTCGTCGACTGACTCCTTACCCGTCGCCAGTGCGGCCGCGTAGAGTTGCCCGGCCAGCTCGCCCTCTCTTAGGGTCTTGTCTTGTATGGTTAGCTGTTGGATCAGACTGTCGACCGCGTCGGAATAGTTTTTAACCGGCTCGGTCTGCAGTGTACCCTCGCTTGATACGTCGAAGTTTAAGCGCTCCAACTTGTCGCCCGCCTCGACGCCCTTGTCGACGAATTCCGAAATAGAGCCGATCAAGCGGTCGATCTGGTCGCGAGTCCGGGGCGTGGCGTTTTCGGCCAGGCTGTTTAGCCGTTCTTCGATTTCTCTAAACGCCTCGGGTGTCTTGAACTGCTCCGCCGCCGCGATAAGGTTCACGATCTCGGTACCTAACTCTCGCGCTTCTTCGGTCGTACCACCTAACGCCGCGCCGAGTTGGTCGGCTATGTTGTTTTCAAGCGTTCGGCCGATCCCGGTAGTTAACGCCGGGCCGATGCTGTCACCCGCCGCGCGTGCTGCGCTGATCGCGTCTTCTAAATTACCCGCGATAAAGTCGCCAAGATCGAACGCGTCTTGAAAGCTATCGGCGATCCCTTGTGAAGCTGCGCGGGCTGCGTCTTCGGCGTCTAAAATGGCGGCGCGTAGTCGGCCGCGTGCGGCTTCTTCGCTAACCTTTGCCAGTTCGCGGATCGCGTCGGTGTATTCGATGATCCCGCCGCTGTTCGAGTTGGTGATCACCCGGTCGACCCGGTCTAAGGCGTCGGCGAGTCTGTCCGAAGCGCTGGCACCGTCGAAAAGGCTGTTAATAAATGGCCCGGCTAAGGCTGCCGAAACGGCGACAATCGAACCGATTAATGGCGCGCCTAATACGATACCAAGGTCGGCCGCTTGGAATGCGAAAGACTGTGCGATCGGCGCACCGGCTGACAGACTCGTCACAAGCTGTTCAATCTGGATCCCGGCTTGCGCTGCCTTGGCACCGAATCGACCCGCCCCGGCTGCGGCGACGTCTGCGCTTTCTGCGTACGCCCGGCGCGCTGCGGCTGCCCGGTTAGTTATGCCGATCTGTTTCTCGATCTGCTCGGCTACTTCGCGCGCCTCTTGCTGCAGTCGTTCTTCGGCTGCGGCTGCGGCTTGTGCTGCGGCGACGTTGCGCGCCGTGCCTTGTGCTGCGCGTTCCATAGCGTCGGCGACGTTATCCGCCGTATTTTGTAGGTTTACGAATTGGCCGGTTAGCTTGGCATACTTGGTGGTCGCCTCGGTCGCTTTGGTGCCGTTGGCGTTTAGCACTTCCCCGGTGTCACTGATAACGCGCCCGGCTTTCACCTGTTGCGTTATGAAGTCGAGCAAGGCACCGCGCGCCCCGCTTAACTCACTGGTGAATTTTTGCGAAGCGGTCACACCCTGACTTAACGAGGTGTTTAGTTTGGTTTGTGCTGCGGCGGCTTGGCCTGATACGGCCGCCGCTGCGCTTATTGCTTGGTTCGCGCGGCCTGTTGAAGACTCGACGCGATCCGCTGCCGTAGCTGTCGCGTTTCCTTCGTTTTTAAGTTCTTTGAGTCGGGCCGTGGCTGTTTCGACTTGGGAACTGTCCGCGCGGATCTCAACTGTTGACACTGTGACAACCTCCTGACGCGCTCCAACCTTAATAAAATGTGATATTCGAACGGCTGCGGCGTCGTGCCTAAATTAGTAAAATGGTGGTGCACGTTTGACGCGCTAAACTCGGCGAGACTTAGATCCCGGTGGTGCGTCCACAAGTAACCCAGTGTTTCGGGTGCCTCGGGTAGTAACCACTCGGGATCGATCCTTGTGCCGTACTCTTTCGCTTTCTCGACGCGTCTCTCGTTAGTCTCGCCGAGCGTCTTCGAGTTGGGATCCTTGGGATCTACTCGTTGGGCGAATCGGTAGTAGGCTTCGGCGTATCGTTCGAGTTGTCCGATTGCTTTCCCAAGCTAACCGCCGCCGCTGAGGCTTCGATCTGTACTTTTTTAAGCAAGTCGGGCACCTTGCGGAATAGACTCACCGCGCCCTCGATCGTGAGTTCGTCGTCTAGGTTCCAGCGGCGCACCAAATGCGCGGCCCCCTCTCGGTTAATCTGTCCGTTACCCTCGGCCGTCTCGATATTGATCAAGCCTTTTGCAACGCGTCGGTTAGCGAGTGATAAGTAATCGTTGTAAGCCGAAGACAGGGTCGAAGTGATAAACACCTCGATCCCGTTATGCTCGACTTTGATTTCCTCGCCCTCGTCCGGGTCTGGTATGTCATCAAGTCTCATTACGCCGGTGTCCTTTCTAAAATAATGCTTGTTTGCTCTGCGGCGTCGTATTCGCCGTAGTAGTTCAAAACAATAGGCACCGGGCCGTCGCTGGTGGTGTCGTCTTGCTTTTGAGTGTAGAGCAAGTTTGGCAGTTTAATATACTTAACGTCGCCGGTCTGGTAGTCGGTAAACTGCAGCTCTAAGTCCGATCGCGTCTCGTTTAAAAACGCTTGTTGGTAAGCCATATCGACAAAATCGACGGTCAGCGTCCCATCTACAAGCAATTTCCCCGGCGCTTTACTGCCCGCCACGTACGAACCGAGGTTAAACGACGCCGTTAAATTACGGTTTACGTTGATAGTCGCCGCCGTGGCGATCGCCACCACTTGCCCACCTTGCGTCACGGCTACGTCGAACCCGGTAAACGGGTACGCCTCGGTCATAGGTAAAAGATCCTGACCCGTGATCGCCGTGTTGTCTTTCAGTTCTTCAAGCCCTAGCATGTTGTAAGTGCAAGAAACCGCCGCGTTTTGCCCGATAGTTAACGCAATGCTGTTAACTTCGCACCCTCTGAAATACTGGTAGCCCTTGTCACCGCGTTTACGAACAACCGTGAAGCCTTGGCGGCCTCGGCCTCCTTTCGCTTGATCTGTGCCCGCTGCGGGCGTCCCTACTTCCCACGTCCCGCCAATGGCGGCGGCCAGTAGGTCGTCGAATGCGCCGTACACAAGTTCGCCGACTAAATCGCCGTTTACGTTGTAACCGCCTAAGCGAGTACCAAAACGCGAGTTTACGCCGAGGCGGTTAGACTCCAACGTCTCGCGCGCGGTCTTAACCGTGCACGACGAAACGGGTAAAATTTGAAATTGCGGGTTAGGCGGCGTTACGCCTAGTGTTTGTTCTTTTACGATCCCGACTTCTTCATCAAAACCGCTGTGTAATTCAGCCATAATTTAGCCCCCGTTAACGTACGCGAAAAAGTCCGCGCGTAATGTGTTTAAATGCCAGCCGTCCACGTTGGATCCGGGCCGGGTTCCTGTCGCTGTAATGCGTATCTGTGCTTCGCCACTCGAAGCGGTAAGAGCCGCACCACGTTTAACCACCGCGCCGATCTGGTCCATTGCGTTAAACGCCCCGGCCTCGGTGGTTTTCTGCTCGGTGAAAATTTTAAATTCTAACGACCCGTTAAATTTATCCTTTCCACCGGGGCCGAGCGACCCGCCCACCCCGTCTAATCTAGTAATAGCGCCGCGCGCCCATGTCGCATTCTTCGGCGGCTTTTCCGTATCGTTCGGCCATATCACCGGGAACGGTAGCGCGCCGTCTATTATTGAACGGATCACCGCTTCGCGTAAATCTGTTTTATACATACCTTGCCACCCCGTCGACTATTTCGCCCCATCTTTCGACCTCTTGCTCGATCCAACCGTTCGGCCGTTGGTCGCTGGTGCCGTCTTCTAAGTATTCAAGATAATCGACATTCGCGAAAAGGTAAACCGAAGACCCCACGGCCGGGATCTCGTTAAATTCAATTGTAGGCGCTGGCCGTTGCGTCGTTTCTTCGCCCGATACCGGCGCGGGTAGGAACTCGTCGACGCTCTCACCGACGCGCCAACCTGATCGAGCATAGCCGGTGCGAACGGGCGTACCGATGATCACACGGCTAAAAAGCGTTATTACTGAACTTTTCCAAATGACGTCTAATTCTTCGATCGCCCGGTCGACGTCCCGGCCTAGTTCAATACCGAACGGATTAAGCGCCACCGGCGCACCTTAAGCGATACGTCGCCCCGGCCGGGTCTTTCCCTACGGCTTTTAATTCATAGCGCACCCCGTCGACCACCACGCCGGTTCGATGCGCGACGGGTTCTTCCGGGACGGTGCGAACAAGGGCGATCAATAAAAATTCATCCGTAGCCATGCCGAACGCCTCGCGGGCTTTCTGGTCTAGCTGCGGGCGTTGCATGGAGATCGGATCGCTGATTTTCGCGGGTACCACTTCTTCGCCGGTGATCTTGTCTCGCTGCCCTACCTCAAAAAGTGAAGCGGTAACGGCGACGCTTTCGAAGCGTTCGAAAAGGCGCTCCGCCAGCGAGTTAAAACGTTGTTTTAGTGTTGCCATGTGATCACCGTTTAAGATAGTTCATGCCGCCGATCCCTAAGAGCGGGGCGAGATAACCCTCGGCGAGCGGGTGGCGAACATCGTCTGCAGTTCGGCCGGTGCCCCCCGCGTATCGGGTGGTAAGTTCGCCGACGCCTTGCAAAATTTCGGTGGTTTCGACCACTTCGCCAGCGGTGCCGGGATCGGGCTGCAGCGGCGCGTCGACCTGGCGCTTTGCGTACTCCGCCACGGCCTTAATTAGTTGGCGTGGTACCGACGTGTCGGAATATGGCCCGGCGCACTTTCTCGGCCATTCTAGCGCCTGATCCGGGTTCTTTTTCTTGCCAATGAAGCGAGGGCCGAACTTTAGATCAACAAATTGGCTCGCCACGACGATCGCCGCTTCGACTTCTATGTCGTCGGCTTCGATAACTTGCGCGCGGTCTTCCCAGTATTCGCGCACGGTGGCGGCGTCGGTGTACCCGTTGGCATTTTCCAGCGCTCCGCCTGTTTCAACTATTAAAGGCATTTGTCGGCCCCTTAAATATAAAAAAGGCGGGCACCGGCCCGCCCTTTTGGCTTAGTGGAAGTTCGTTTTTATTATTTCTCGGCCTTTTTGGCTTCGGCGTTAGCCTTAGCCGCTTCGGCTGCCTCGCGCTCGATCTTGGCTTTCGCCGCTTTGCGCGCTTGTAGGCCGTAGTCGACCGGCTTTTCTTTCTTCTCGGTCTCTGCCGCTTTCGCTGGCGCTTTTTTAGCTGTTGCCATGCTAGTTCACCTTTTTGAAGTGTTAAGGGCTTGGCGGCCTGTTAAGACCGCCCCGCGCGTTTAGTTGTGAATCAAAAACGCCATTGGTACAAGCTTACGATCGATTTTACGATCCCAAGTTGCAGCGGCGCGCAATTCCGCCAACGTGTGCGACATACCCGTCGGGTCTGCTGCTAGGTCAAAACCGAACGGGTGCACCAACCAAGTGTTACGACGCCATAGCGTTTCAACGCCGCCGCCGTTACCGCCGGACGCTTTGCGCTCAACTTCCACCGGCATTTCTGGCGAGCCCTCGCCCCAACCGATCGCGCCGTCACCGTAAAGAATGGTGATATATTTAAAACCCGACGTTGAGCCCGGTAATACTGGCAGTGAGTCGTCTACGATGATGCGACGGCCCATATACGTTTGGAACAATAGGCGGCCGTCTGCGTCGCGTACGTCTTCGACGTCGTCCTGATCAACGGCTTGCTGATAAGCCATTGAATGCATACCGACGGCGCTGTAATTGTCGAAGTGATCGCCAGCGGTAAACGCCGCCGATACAAACGCCTTACGGCTGAAACGGTTCGCGTCGGTCGCGTTGTCGCCGTCTTCGGTCGCAATGTTGATCACCATGTCGCCGTCGTCGTTCGCCACGTTGTCGGCGTATACGCCCTGTGCACAAGCGATCACGCGCTTTTCGAACTGAGTGCGGAAATACTTGTCGGTGCGGTTGCGAATATGCTCCATTGCCTTGGCACCCATCACCATTTCGGACGCGAGATCCGTCGCTTTCCAGCCTTTGTTCACAAAAGCCTTACGCGCTTTCTGCTCGCTTTGGGCGACCTTAGAAGTCGGGCCGTCTTGATCCGGGTCGTCGGTCGAGTAGTTCACCTCGTCGTCGCCGTCCAAGTCGTTCCAGAATGGCAACTCGGCCGTTTTACCCGGACCGTTTGCTAGGGTGTTAAGTAGTTCGCTTTGAACCACCACGCCGCCGTCTAAAAAGCGGTTTAGTTTAGTGCTTTCGACGCTCGGTAAGTCTTGGAAGACCACAACGTCGATAATATCTTCGAGTCTAACTGATGGCATTTTTCATGCTCCTGTTTAGCGGGTTGCTTTAAGCTGTTCATATTGCGCCGGGTTACTCTTGCGAATATCCGACAATTCGGCTGATGTGTAATCAGCCCATTTTTTCGATCCCGGCGACCCGCCTTTCGATCCTTTCGCGTCTCCGCCGTTGCTCGGAACCTCCGCAACTAACGAGGGATAGCGATCGGCGATCGTCTTCTCGTACTCGTCTAGGCTTAAGCTGGTGGCTTTGCCGTCTTCAAGCACGATTAGTTCGCCGTCTTCGTTAAAGTCTAGATCAAGCCCTACCACGCGCGCAAGGACTGATCGTGTTTCTTCCGTACCGTGCGCCGACATTCTGGCGATCGCCGCTTTCTTAACGCTCTGGCGGCTTTCGTTTTTAAGGTCGTCGACCTCTTTCCGTAGCTTTTCGGTGTCCGCGTTGTAACGCTTTTCCCAGTCGTCGGCTATCTCCTTATACTTGCCTTGATCCTTTTTGTCGTCGAGTTCGCGGTCTTCTAGCGACTGTTTTAACTTCTTAACCGTCCCACCTAGTTCATTAAGTTTTGTTTGCGCTTCGGTCAAATCGCCCTTAGTGCGGAATGTGTCGCGCAACGTGTCGGCTAATTCCTTATGAACGTAAACGGTGGATCCGTTTTCCTCGAACTCTACGAAAAACTCGGCGACGTCTGCCGGGATCTCGTCCTTGCTTTTATACTTCAATTTCATTGTGCGAACCTCGCGTGGTAGTTAGGGCGGCCGTAACCTACGATCCGCCGTTTTGTGTATTATTCATGCGTTCGCGCAAGTCGTCAACCTCTCCAACCAACGCGCCGCCCTGCTTAAGCTGTTTCAACGCTTCTTCGTCGTCATAAAGTCCCGCGTCGCGCTCGTTTAGTATCGCGTTTCGTTCCTGCGGTGTGATCTTCGACTGAATAAAGTCGCGCGGTATTTTCACCACGTCGGCCGGTGCCTGAATGCCTTGGAACATTCCGCAATACATGATCAGTTTGTTGAGCATTTTCTCTGTGCTGTCCGCTACGGCTGCGAGTACGCCGGTTTTTTCCGCGTGCTTAATCGCTGCGGCCTTGGCTGTCTCCGGGTCGCCGTCGGTCGTATCGAATACGCCGCCCAGTGCGCGGATCTCTCGCTCGTTGCGGCTTAAGTAGTCCGCGTATGCCGACTGTCCGGCGTTCCACGCGTGGATCTCGTACTCAATGCCAGCGGGTCGCATGAAGTGAGCGCCCGGCCCGCTCGGTACGTGTCGTAACCCGGTCATTTTCTGGTATTGTTCGTGCGCGTGAGTGTCCCACCCGCTAGAACTGGTCATGGGCGCGCCGTTAAGCCATAGACATTCCTTGTAGTCGCCCGAGGCGCGAAAACGTGCCAGTACCTTAGACGCGATCCCGGATAGGTAGCCGAGTTTTTTCGGTAGGTCTTCCCGTAGCGACGGCGAGGCGATCGCGAATTCCAGCGGGATATACTTCATTTTAGCGCCGCGCATTTGAGGCTGAAACGGATCCGACCAACTGCCGCCGGTTTTCTGGTTCACGGTGTAGCGGATCTGCGTATAAACGCCCTCGCCGTCGAGGTATAACACCAAATAACTGTCGCGCTTCGTTACTGCGAAGTTGTCCCCCTCGTCGCGCGTCTCGTCCTGTTCTTTTAGGACGATGTAGTCTAGCTGTCTGGTCTTGTTGATCCGTCTAAAATTCCAATCGATCACGGCTTCGCGCGGGTAGATTTTAATAAACGCCCGTAACCCGGCTTCGCGTGCCTTGGCGCGGGTTAGCGTCTTGGCGTCTAAGTCCATAGAGGCGAGATCCGAGAACTCGGCGAGCCCGGCAACAAAGTTAAAACCGAACTGTTCGAGCGCGATACTTTTCGCCGTTTCTTCTAGCCCTGCGCCGTCGCCGTCCGCGTCGTCTACGAGGTATTCCAGCCCGGCCGGTATGTCTTCAAACGTTAAGCGCTTTCGGAACATGGCACCTACTAGGCTTTCTCCCGTGTTGCCGACCACCTCGTCAAATTCAGCATTTGCCCGGTATCGTCTGAGGCGCGCCGTTTTGTCGTCGTCCTCGGTCAAGTGCGGGAACGGGTCGGGCAGGTGGGTGTCGATGTTTTCCGGGTCGCGGATCACAACTTCACCGTTTAGGGTGTCGCGCACCTGTTTAACTTGCGCGGCCGCCACGTTGTAAGCGGCGCACGGCTTCGTAATACCTTTATCATTTGCCATTGTTTAAAGTCCTAAGTTAGCCCGGCGGAACGCCCGCTGGCCGGGTATTGTTTCGGCTAGTTGTTCGAGTGTTAGCGGTACGTTAGCCGCGTCCAAAAATTTGTTAAGCGGTAGCCCGCCGTCGAGAAATAACGCGGCGCGGGTCTTGCCTAGCTGGCGTTCCACCCATTCGCGCGGCTGGCGTTTAAGCCATGCCGCCGCCGTGGTCTTGGCGCTGATTTCTTCCGCCCCGTTGGCACCTTTAGAGGGCCGATCACCGTCGAGCGGGTCGAACCCTTTCCCGGCGAAAATGTATACCGATCGTTCGTTGTAATGCAACGGTAAACGCGGGTATTCGTCGCTCGTTATCGGGTAGCGGTTTAAGTGGTTGCCGAGGCAAATGTCCGTCGTCGAGCCGTCTAGGGTCGCGAAAAATATCCGATCGCTAATGTATTCGCGGTTAGCGTTGGCGAACTTATCCCGCGCCGCTGCGGTGTAATGTGATACGCCGGTACGGGCGAGCGTCGTCGCCTTTTTGACTTGGCCCTCAATGATCCCGCCCTCGTACGCTTTGGTGCGGCGGTTATACTTGCCGCGCAACTGGTAGAGAATATCGTTAAGCGTTCCGCCGTCTCGCCACATACGTTTAATACGGCCGTCGATGCGTTGCGCCGTTTCGTCGGCGTTACCGGCGATAAATTCGGCCCACTTACCCGCCCGGATCAAGTTGCCGTCACCCAGTACCATTTCGGGCACCACGACCCGCCCGCCCGGATTGCGAACACCGGCGATCACGTCGTCGTACAAGTCGGCCATGTATTCGAGTTCTTGGATCGCCACGTCGCCAAGCTGCCCGGTTATCGGATCCCACATGGCTTTCCAGCGCTCCCGGACTAGCCGCTTCAGCTTGGCAAATACTTTGAATTGCTCCGCGCGTGGTAAGTCCTCATAACCGGCGAGCGCGCGCGGTATTTCGAGCGCCAATTCTTGCGCCGTTGGCCGTATATACTGGCGGACAAGAAACGACGCGAACCGCTGCAGTGCGAGTTCACGGCGGATCGTATCGTCGAGTATTTCTAATTCCATAGATCCCCCGCGTTATGTCTCGCGCCGCAACCCGGACAAAAGACGCCGTCAAGCGTTATGAAAAACATATCATACCCGCAATTGCATTGAAAAATCAGGGTGCTGTCGGTCGGTGCCGCGTTGTGTACAAACTCGCCCTTATTCAGACTACACGACGGGCATTCTAGGCCGCCTACGCTTTTCTCGCTGCCCGCTACTGCGACCGCGTGCCATTCGTGGCGGCATGATAGGCACCGCGCCGGGCCGCTTAAGTGCGGCTTGTTCGCGTCGATGCTGATAACGTTGTCCATTGCTTAAGCCCTCCGAGGCGGCGCGGCGGCCATTGTTCCGCGTTCAACCGGCCAAATTTTCGCGACTTGATAACCGATCGCTGTCGTAATGTGTTGGTACTGGTTCTTCTGGTCTTCCATGAACGTCGAACCTTTTTGCAACTGTACCGTATTTAAGCCCTCGTAACACCACGGCGCGGCGTCTTTATTTACGAACAGGCTTGTTTCATCGGCGGCGTTTAGGATCTTAGCCCTTACCGCGTTCTGTCTGTCCTTGATCGCCGGGTGCGCAAGGCTTACGCGTCGTTCGAATCGCCAGCCCTCGCGCCGTAGCACGTCTTCGATCTGATTATAGTCCGACTTATGGCCGTGCTTCTCGCCCGCTCGCCCTGCCGGGTCGCCGTAAATATAAACCATTTTGTTACGGTGATCGCGGTATCGCTCTACGAATTCTTCGGCGGACTGAGACGACACGGCCGACTCTAAGACAATTTCCCCGACGATAAACATATTGTGACCCTCGACGACGCTGATCGACGACGACAAGGGCGTGAAGTTCTGATCGTGCGCCCAGTGGATCGCCTCGTGGCTCTGCAGTTCGCGGTCGGTAAGATTGTGATCGCCGAACTCCTCGTAGATCCTCCCGGTTGCCGTCTCGAAGCTGGCCTCGAATTCTTGGCGAAACTGTTTTTTACTCATTGAGCGTTTACGGCTTTCGAGTATGTCCGGCGGCAACACGGCCGAACTTTTCCAGTGGTAAAGCCCGTATGTCGGATCGCCGCTCGTCCGGGCGTATTCACACAACGTATAGTAATGGTTTAGGCCGTCCGGCACCCCAAGAAACCAACACCACGCCCGGTAATCGGGGCGGCGCGGGTCGACGGTATCTAATGCGGGCATAACGTTAACGTGTAGCGCCTCTTTCTTAACGTCGGCGATCTCGTCAATGCCGCCACCCGTCCACACGACCCCCTCGATCCGTTCTGGTTTGTCGAGTCCTAAAACATGAACTTCTGTGGCGTTGGGTAGCGTTATGATCAATTCGGTTTCGCTGATTTTGTGACCCAATCCGGGCACGGTTGCGAATGTGAGCATTTTCAGATCTTGCCAGAATATTTTTTTAGCCTGATCGCGGGTGGGCGCTGCGGCGAAGTACCGCTCGCCGGGGTTCTTCATGGCCTGTTTAGCAAGAAAGCGTTTAAAGCGTTCGGTTTTTCCACTACGACGACCCGCCGGGACACATGGAAAACGAACACCCTCGGCGACGGCGTTAATAAGCGCTATTTGTTCCGGGACGTCGATCAGATCGTACCACCGTTCGCGCGCCCGAACTAACTGCAGCGGTAATTCAGCCACCCGGCAATCCCTCCGCCAGTTTAGCCAGTGCGGCGGCCATATCGTCGGCGGCCCCGGCGTTGTCGTTCGGTGCCTTGGCTTCATAGCGTCCGGCGAACATTTTCAGCCAAACGATTTGAGCGATCTTATCGCCGTTAATAGCGTTCTTCGCCAGGCCGGCGGCTATCTCGGCGTTGAGTTGATCGCCGGCGTGGTTCAGTTCTTCTTCGTAGTGGGTCGTTAGTGTGCTGGTGGAAAGTTCAAGGGCCTTGGCGATCTTCTCGTTCGTCTCGCCGTTCATCTTCATAAACTTCACTAACATTCGGCTTCGGCCCGTCGGCTTATGCTCCGGCTTTCCCGGCTTAAGGTTCGCGGATTCGAATTCTTTTCCGTAGTGCTTCTTAAGCGTATTGAATGAAAGCCCTGTGTAACGTTTTACGGCTTCCATTTTCAGACCATCCGCCAGCATAGCCCGGATCGCCTTGGCGGTCTTCTCGCTGCGCTGGTGGGGCGTGGTGCGGCCTTTCTGTGTCATGGTTCCGAATTCCCCCTTTTTGTTTTAACGATTATGCTTCAAAGATCTAGCGCCCGCAATCCCGCAACAATGGCCGCTTTCTTGCTGCCGTGCTTTTCTGCCGCTCGCTCTAAAAGTACGTACTCTTGATACGATAGATAGCCGGTCGGCAATCGGGGAAGCGTGCGCCGCTTTTTGTTCTGTTTCTGATACGCTCTCATAGGTCGTAACTCACGTCTACATAAACGGCCGATACGGCCTCTTCGCCTGATAGGGTTCGATTTTTCATAATACTTACGTTGATCGTCTCTGGCGCCATGCTTTCTTCCGCAATGACTTCATAGATCGCCTGGCTGATCTTCGTTTCAAGTTCTAGCTTTTTGTCTCTTAAGTCTTGTAAGTTCATTCAATCACCTTTAGTACTTCCGGGCGTACGTTGAGCACCTTGTCGCCGTCGCTGACGCTTACTAACTGTCCTGGCGTTGCGCTTATCACGGTGAGCAACTGAGGCCATTGTCCGCGCTTTACTGTTGCACCTGGTTTGATCCTCGGGTCCAGTCCGGCCGCTATGTATGCTTTGCGTTCTGCCGTCTGTGCGCGTTCGTGCAGTTCTAGTTCGAGTTTATCGACGGCGAACATTGCGTCGCGTTTGATACGGTGTATCGCCTCTTCGGTTTTCTTCTTATCGTCCGTAACGGTTTGTTTTCGAAAACGGTGCGCGGTGGTCCACTGCCTGTTCTTCGTCTCGTCGAATTCAACTAGGACGTTGAGCGCGTCGACATAAGTGATCACCGTAGCCGCCCCCGCTTTGTCGCCCGCTTTAATGGTCGCGTTTCTCATTGCGTTGTTTCTCCTGTTTGGTCAGTGCGTACTATATGCCAGTGAGACCCGGCGATCAAGGTGTTACGCTTGTAACGTTACACTAGCTATCCTAACCTATATACTATTCTCTCCCCCCTATTTAACCTCCCCCTCTATATACTATTACTATCCTTTCTTTTTTTCTTTTTTAGGAAAGAGAAAGAAGTGTTACAGCGTTACATCCCCCGCCAGCCGTGGGCTGGAAGCAATTCGAGAAGCGTAGCTGTAACGTTACCCGAAGCGTAACACGGTTAAGTACGTACTGAAAAAGAGTGGTTGACGGCTTAATACTAAAGGCGTAATGTAGACGGCACATATGACAAGAAGAGACACGGGCATGGCATACTATACCCCGGCCGAGGTGGCGAAAACGTTAAAAGTTACGCGCCGGACGGTCTACCGCTGGATCGATAGCGGCAAACTAGAAGCAAAAAAGCCGGTTAACGGCTCTCGTTTACTGCGCATTGAAAAGGATCAGTTATGCAAATTACGAGCGCGCTAATTAATGCGGGCGTTCAAGTCTTCCCTTGCTGGATTCGACACAACCCACAAAAGAACAAATACGAAAAAGGGCCGGCGATACCGAAAGGCACCAACTGGCAAACGGTCGACCCGAACGACCCGCGCCTAAACTGGAACACGACCACGATCGGGATCGCCATTCCGGCCGGGGTAGTAGTGCTGGACCTAGACACACAAAAAGGCGTAACACGGGCCGACGTCGAGGCGTTCCTGGGCGTTCGCTTACCCTGGGAAGCCGCCCTGATACAGCGGACCCCGAGCGGCGGCGCGCACTATGCGTTCAAGACGTCTGAAAATCTTCATCAGCGTAGCGACTGGGTCACCGGCTTCGACACTAGGACAGCGGGAACGGGTTTCATCTGTTCGGGTGAGCTATACCCGCACGCGGGAAACTTCGGCCCCTACGCGCTGTGCAATACGGCGGCGTTGCCTGAGTTCCCACGCGGCACCCCGATCGTAACGGTTGACCGCGCACCACTCCAACCGGCGCCGCTGCCGGACCCTACCACCCGCGACGAAGAAAGCCTAATAAGTGCGCTTCGCTACGTCGACCCAACGGCGCGCGCGGACTGGCTAACCGTGGGCCTTGGCTTACGCAACTACTACCACGACGACCCCGACGCGGGCTTCCAGATCTTCGACGCGTGGAGCCGTGGCGAGTACTGGCCGGACGGGTGCCCCGACTCGTACAACGCCGAGACGCAACTGGATCAATGGTCTAGTTTTAAAACAAGTAAGCGCGGGCGCGAAGTAACCATCGGCACGGTCTATCACATGGCCGTACAGGGTGGCTGGGTCCCGCCGCGTAAATTCGACACGGCTGCAGCGTTCGGTCCTGGCGGCGCGTCGTCGGAAGAGTACGAAGCGGCCATCGATGAAATTCAAGCGATAGGCGGCGACCCTAAGCAAGCGGCGAACGTGGTCGCTATGATCCAACGCCTCGACGGCTCGGCTTTACAGCGTGCTATGCTTGGCGCGTTACTGCGTCGCCAACTAAAGGAAGACGGCCTACTTACTAAAGAACTTGACGCCACACTCGAAAACATGATCGGCGTTAAGGGTGAAGATAACTTAAGCGGCTTATACGGTAAGAACCATTCACAAAACGCGATCCTATTCCTGGACGAAAAGTTCCCGGATGCGACCCTGGTCCGGGTCCTAGAAATATGGTACGCGTTCGACGGCCGCGCCTGGGTAGAACTTAGCGACGACGCGGTACGACATAAGATAGCGTTAGAACTGGCACCGACTAGCCCGCAAAACTCGACTATCTCCGGCACGTACTCACTGTTAGAAGCGCTCACGTACCGCGAAGACCTGGTACTCGGCGACGTCCCGAAAGAATTGGTTATCATGCAAAACGGCGTACTGAATATAAACACGCTTGAGCTATACCCGCACGATAAGCGCTTATTCACGACTAACATTTTACCGTACAACTATAACCCGAACGCCGGGTGCCCTACGTGGTTAGACTTCCTATACGACATTATGGACGGCGACGTTGAGCTCATGGATCTGCTGCAGGAGTGGTTCGGCTACATGATGACGGCCGACTATAGGCACCAAAAAATTATGTTCATCTTAGGGCCGCCGCGCTCGGGTAAAGGTACGATTGGGCGCATATTGAACCGCCTGGTCGGCGACGAAAACTTCGCCGGCGCGGACATATCCGACCTATTAGACAGTAAGCACCTTGAGACACTACCGACTAAGACGGTGATGTATGACGGCGATATACAAAAGACGTTTAAGAACGGCGCCGAGGCCATAACCAAAAAACTGAAAACGATTAGCGGTAACGATAGGATCACGATCCCGCGCCTGTATAAGCAATCATTAAGCTTGTACTTGCCGACGCGTTTCACACTGGCCGGAAACCACTTACCGAAGCTTTTCGACGACTCGGGCGCACTAGCGGGCCGTATTATGCTCTTACCGTTATATAAAACGTTCTACGGCCGCGAGGACCTTTACCTGTTTGATAAGTTAGCCGGTGAAATAGAGGGGATCGCCAACTGGGCGCTCGCGGGCCTTATGCGGCTCAATCAAAAAGGGCGCTTCACACAACCGGCGGCGAGCATGGAAGAACACAACCAAATGAGTGAGCAGATCAGCCCGATCAAGCAGTACATAGACACACAGCTGCAGCTCGGCGGCGAGTTCGTATCAAGTTCAACTGACCTTTTCGAGCATTACCGTAATTGGGCGCTTGGTGAGGGCGAAGACCGCCTACTTACCAGGCGTCAACTAGTATCAGACATTAAAGACGCGACGCGCGGCCGTGGCGTTACCTACGGGGTGCACCGCATAAACGGCGAAGTACTGCGCGGGTTCAAAGGTTTAACCATGAAAGACGAAAACGGGACGCCTAGAACGGCCGCCGCTTTCAACAAATAGGAGCAAGAAACGCAATGAACTATGGCATTCAAAAGGTAATCGTAGGCGACGACAATGTCGCCTCAACTTATGCGCTGTTTGGCGACGGCCTCACCCGGATCTCGACGGTGGGGTGGGGTCCGCAAGAAACACCCGAGCAAGTCGATCGGGCGGGCGTCCAAATATGCCGGGACGGTGACGAGACGGAACCGTATGGCACTTTTAAAGGCGAAGCGGCCGACCACGTTAACCACTTACCCGACTTGGAAAAAATATATTTAGTGTTTGAGAATACCCGGTCGATCGACGTAATGATCGCAAGGCTCGAAGAAGCTAAACAAACATTGTTAGAGGGCCGCGACCAATGATATTTGAAAACATTAAACCCGGCGATCTGGTATTAGTGCCGGTCGAGGTGCGTATCGGCTGGAAGTCGCACAAGTATCGGATCCCGCAAAAAGTGACCCGAACGACCCGGACGCAAATCATTGTAAACGGTAAGCGATACCGCCGGGACGACGGCCGGGCGATCGGCTCGGGTGGTTACTTTGACGAAGCGTACCCGCTCGACCGGCACGACAAGGACGAAACGGTCGCATATAACGCCGCTAAGACCCGCGCCGACGCGATCGAAGTGATCAACAACGTAGCCCCCGACTTAGAAGAACTAACGCGCTCCGACCGCCTAGCGGGCACCAAGGCGGCGAACATGCTTAAGGCGGCCGAGTATATGCGCCTAGCGGTCGAGGCGTTGCAAAATGAATAAGGCTTTAAACTTCGCTCCCGACGGGGCGACACATTGGTGCGCGCCGTATTACTACCGGGTAGAGGCGGGCGTGGTGTTTAAATACGAGGGCGGCGCGTGGTGCCCGTCCTTGTTCGACGTCAAGACGTTGACAAGTGAACCCGATTGCGAAAAGGTGAAATAATATGGCGAAATACTCAAAAGAACAATTAAGAGATATGGCGGTAAGCGCGCTATGCGCGAGGGCTGCGAAAAGTCCGAGGTATGAACAATTGATCGCGACGATGCAAGTTTTCACCGGCTCACCTCGTTGGGCGGTTGAAGAAAAGATCCGAGGTTTAGCGTATGATTGAGAAACTAATAAAAAAGGCACCGCGACGGGTGCCCGAGTGGGTGCGCGACTTAAGGGCCGCGCTATTTGTTATCTTCCTGATCGGCGTTGTGCAAACGGTGTTTGACGCCATCTAGCACAAGGTCGAAAAGTTGGCGGTCGTTACGAAACCACCGATCGAGCGTTACCCGGTGGCGGCCGCTGATCTCTTGCACCTTGGCGAGCGTTACGCCCGCCTCGGCTTTGCAGTATTCCGAACACGTCATGCCTTTTGTTCCTCCCAGTAATAGAGCGGAACGCCGCCCGGCGTTAAATCCTCTTTAATGGCCCCGGCTGCGGCTAACAAAACAAGCCCGGCGTGAACGTCTTCGTTTTTCTTCACGACGTCACAAGTAAGAGTAAGCGCCGCGCCGGGCGCGTTGCCTAGCTGCAGGGCGGCTTCGCGTGCCTTTGCCCGGTAGTGCGCCGTATCGGGCGAGAATCCCACAACGGCATTGTAACGGCGGTATATATCACGACTAACCCAATTCATTACGCGCACACCTCATTCATAAAAGCGTTAACGTGGTGATCGCTGATCGACTCGTCGCCGTAGCCGACCATTACAGACATAGACCCTACAAATTCACCCTGTTTGAAGAATGAAACGATCGGGGCGTCGGTCGCTTCGATTGCTTCGAAAATGTCGCCAATGTCGCGCGAGTCGTCTAGGTCGAATTCGATTTCGCTCACGTCGCCGACGCTCACCGTTACGTCTTCATGCTTAAGCGCTTTACACACGGCCGCTTTGAAGCTGTCGCCGTTCGCGTATACTTCCGGGTCGGGTGTTTCGTTAACTTGGCGCGACGTCTTAGTCAACTTTTTATAGCCTTGGTCTTTCCACCCGTCGCGCTCCGCCTTAAGTTCGTAATCGACTTCGCTTTTGTCAAAAGAGCCGAAAAGCACCTCGGTTTCACCGTCGATCTGGCCTGTAATTTCGTAATAAGTATTCATGTTTGCGTTCCGTTGTTTGCTAAGTGAGATTAGAATATAACACTATGTTACATTTAGTTCAACACCCGGACACAAAAAAGGCGACCTAATAGTCGCCGTTAGCATGTTTCAAAAAGTGCATCGCGTCTTCGTGATACTCGAAATAATCCGAGTAACCGCGCCGCCAGTAATTCGCGAGGCTTTGCCGCTCGTACGGGCACACGGGCGGTTTTTGCCCGCTCCGAATGTCATAAGTTCTCGCCGCTCTAATGCCTTTTAAATACGCTGTTGCTTGTCTTGGGTTCATAGAAAGCCCCCCAGTGCTTTACGCTTCACGCCCTCGTCTAAGTTTTCGACCGTGGCGTCGTTCATTACGATCAACTGCGCGATAATGTTATACGACGGTTTAGCGACGGCGGCGCGTTTTACGGCGCGTTCTAGCTGCTTAAGCGTGCCGAAATAGTGGTTAATGGTTTGGCCGCTCACACCGACAACACGCGCGACGGTTTGACGGTCTAACGCTGCGAAGCCGTCGCCCTCGACAATACCGATCGCCGCGTCGATGATCTGCTCTTTTCTTACTTCTGGTTTAAATCTTTTTTTCATGTGTCACCTGTGAAAGTTCATAATACTTTGTGATCCTAGTCCCTGGCCTTTTAGCATCGAAAACGAGGGCGAATTGTGGCTTATTGTTTTGCCCTACCGGCTGACGCGTCAAAGCGTGTATAAATTCGATACGGCCGTTTTTGTACGCGGTGGTTCGTCTTAATTCCGGATCTACGTCGTTAGACATGAAAAAATGAATTTCGCTTACCGTCTCGAACGCTTTTCTAAACCACAATACCGACGTGTCGGCGTTCAAAAGCATTACTAGCGACGCCCCTTTTTTCTGTTCCTCTACGGCTTTAATCACCCACGGCAACGGGTCAGAATACGGCGGGTTTAGCCAGCCCCAACCACCCGCCGCGCTGAGTACCGCGTGCCAAGGAAAATTTAAGCTGTTGTGCTGCTCGGTTAAGCCAATGTCACAAAGCTTGTTATTTTCCCGGCACGCTAAATCAACTTTAAAGCCGTATTTTTTGTTATACGCCTCGAATACGTCCGGGTGCGTACACCAATAATCATTACTCATAGTTCGAACGGCTCCGACGCGAAGCGAGCGAACCCGCCAATTTTCGCCACTAGTGACAACCAAGCCATTTGTCCGGCCTCTTGGTCTTTCCCGCTGAACTGCCACCCGCGCCGCTTTGTCTCAACGCTGCCGAATTGGGCGATCGTGGTGCCTACCATTTCGGGTGTAATTAGGCGCGGTATGGCGAGGATCAAGTCGCTGGATTTCATGCGCTCGTTAAGCTGCGCCGACTCGTTCGCGAGTCCGTACCGTATCGGCTGGCGGTCGAGTGTGAAGCGGAAACCGCACGCGGGACACTGGCACGGCTCTTTCGCCTTGGTCGCGCCGACGTTGTTCCGCCACGCGAAACCGCCCTGACTTGCGATACTGATCCTTATGTCTTGCTGTCTCGCCGCTTCACTGTCGCCCGGCGTTGTGCTTAGGTGCGAGTCGGTGGCGACTATGACGTCGTTTTCTAGCGACGCGGCGGCCTCGGGAAAGCGCGCGGCCCATTCGTTATAGTTCATGTTTTAGATCCTTGGTAAATTTAGTTTTTATGGTTTGAATTAGCTGATCGGTCTCTTGCTCGCCGAGTGTGAACGCGGTTGCAATGTCGATCCCGAAGCGGTGGTAAAAACGTCTGTGCTTTTCTGCGAGCGGGCGATCTGCGGGTTGCATTCCCACCCACCACGCAACGAAGTTCCGCAAAACTAGGCGGCGATACTTCGCGGCTTCATGCTTGCGAATTAAGCGGCCGTGATACGGTGGTGGGACAATCTTCCCGTCGCTGTTAGGGACGAATAACCCGCGCGCGAAGTCTTCCCGGCTCATGTCTGCCTCTCGCTGTTTGTCGAAAAGCGCGCGCAACGCGTCGACGTCAAGTTCGGCCAGATCACCGTCGACTTGCGCCGGGGTGCTGCGCCCCTCGGGTTTATGATCCGCTCCGCAATACGGGCACGGCGACAAATAAGCCGGGTAAGGCTGCGTGCAATCCATACATACGCGTTGCGCTATGGTATCGCCCGGCCCGGTGCCGCCAGCTTTACGGCCGTAAATATTCCAAGCGCGAGGCCAATCGGGCAAGCCGTGGCGCTCCCAGTTTTTAACCGGATCGATAATCACGGCGTACGGCTTGGGGCCGTTCGCTATTGCGGCCAGCCGACCCTCGCGCGTGCTTAAGTCGTAGCCCTTGGCGTAAACGGGACGAAACACCCGGCCGTTAATCTGCATATACTTGGCGAGCGATTCGGTCGGCCGGGCATGAATGGCACACACCGCGCCGGGAACGTCGAAGCCCTCGTCGAACAAGTTCACATTTACAAGCTTTTCCAGTTCCGAGAATTCGAATTCATCCACGGCCTGATCGCGCACCGCGTCGTCGGTTTCACCGCTCAACGCTGCAGCTGTAACTCCGGCGGCGTTATACGCGTCGGCCTGTTCTTCGGCGGTCTTAACGTCGGTCGAAAACACGATCGTTTTTAGCCCGGCCGCGAAGCGCTGCGAGTGTTGCACCACGTCGCCGATAAGGTTCGAGTCGACGATCCGCGCCCTTAGCGCTTTGGCGTTGAAGTCACCCGACGCGGTAACGGCGATCCCGCTAACGTCCAGATCTGACTCGGGGCAAAAGTATTTATAACGGCACAAATAGCCCTGATCCATTAGCCAGTCGACGCTCGGCCCCTCGATCATTTCTTCGACGTAGCCGTCGGCGTTAACGTGTAAGCCCTTACCGTCGGCGCGCTCTGGCGTTGCAGTAACAAAAAGCAGTTTAGACGCTTCGAGCATATCAACGGCGCGCCCCCAATGGCCCGCGTCGGTGTAGTGGTGGCCCTCGTCGAATACGCCTAAACGCACCTGATTTACAAAACGCTTGATCTCCGGGTCGGTGCTGGCTCTTTTACTCGCGAGTGTTTGAACGCTGGCAACGGCGCACGGTGCCCGCTCGTCTATCCACGATCGGCCGTATTTCTTTACGTGGCGGCGACGAATACGGCGAAGCGTTGAAGACGGCGCGAGAATACGGTGTTTAACTTCAAGCGCGCCAAGCGCGAGACTAATCTGCCCTAGAATTTCCTTTCGGTGTACGACGGCCATTGTGTAACCGTCGCGCCAGTCGTGGATCAGTTTTGAAAATATAACCGTTTTACCGCCGCCCGTTGGCACCACGGCCAAAACAACCCGGACACGGCCGAACGCGTCAATAATTTTGTGATAAACCTTTTCTTGATAGTCGCGAAGTTGTAACACCGTTAAGCCTCCACGCGTAACGAGTGCGCGCCGGTTTGGACTAAAAGCCGGGCGACCTCGTCGTCGATCTTTTCTTCCGGGCAATTTAGCGACGTCATAACGCCGATCCGAATAATCGCGGCCGCGTGGTACAAGTTAACCGCGCTTATTTCGTCCGGGTCGATGCCCTCGACGATAACGCGAGTTAACCGAATTCGGCGAAAGTCCGCTAAAAACGTGTAGCTGAATTCATTAGGGCCGCGACGGCTTAACATAACGACCCGGCCGCTCACTCGGTCAATCATAAAAATACTGTTGCTCATAAAATTTTTGTCCGCCCATTGTTGACACGGTGACAAATTAGCAGTTAACCTTGTCGGCGTCAACTGACACAAAGACAAATTAACAACGAGGTTTAAACCAATGTTAAAAATCGAATTCGATGCAAGTAATTTAAGTCTAGCCGCCGCTATCGGCGCGGCATTAACCCAGTACGGCGCGGGCGAATCGCGACAAATCGGCAAAAAAGCCGAGCTAGCCGCCCCGTATGAAACCGAAACCACGCCGGGCTCGACCCCTCCCGAAAAAAGCCTAATCGAAAAGGTTCACGACGTGATCGAAAAGACCGGCGAGTCAAAGGTCACGGTTAGCGACGCGGACACGGGCGAAACACTGGCCGAAGAAACCGTAGACACGGCGGCGGCGTTCGGCGGTACGAACGAGAAAGCGGCACCGGCTAACGACGGCCCGGTCGACGAACACGGCACGCCGCACAATGAAAAATTCTGCGTAAGCACTAAATCACAAAAGCCGTTTTATGCTTCGGGTGCCAATAAGGGCCAATGGAAGAAAAAGCCGGGCGTCGATGAAAACGCTTATAATGAATGGTATGCGGCGACTATGCCCTTAGACGGCGACGAACCGAAAGAAAGCGCCCCGGTAGACACGGCGAGCGCGTTCGGCGGTAAGACCGAGCAAACGGCACCGGCGGCGGCGGGCGGCGATGTACCACAAAACGCGGGCGATTTAATGGAATATATCAGCGAGCGCCAAGCCGCCGGAACGCTCGATCAGAAACTTGTTACCGCTGCTTATGGTGAAGTAGGCGTGGAAATTAACGACCTGTTCGGCCCTAAAGAAGCCGAAGCGGTGGCGAAGCTTTACGCGCACTTAAAAACTATTTCACTTTAAAAGGCGACGATCATGCACTTCAGACCGAGTTCGGCCCCTATATGGGGTAATTGTTCCGGGTCAGTCGTAGCGCTTAACGAAGCACTCGACCGATACCACCCGCGCACCGTCGAGGGCACGGCGGCGCACAAGGTCGGCGAAACCCTGCTAAACGCGCTTAAGTCGTTCGGCATGATGCCGCCCGCTGAGTCTTTCCACGGTAAGACGTGCCCGGAAACGGGGCTGATTATTGACGACGAAATGATCGAGGGCGCGAACATTTACGCGGCGGACGTTCAGCGCATAGTCGCCGAGCGTGGCGGCGAACTTCTGGTCGAGTGCCCGATCGAATGTCCTCAAATTGACGCGAACAATAACGGCACTTTAGACGCGGCGCTCGTCAACCTTAACGCCGGGTTTGTTGTCCTATGGGACTATAAGCACGGGCACGCCGAAGTCTCGCCGTTGTCTTTACAGTTCGTAAACTACGCCGCCGGGCTGATCAACAAGTACGGGATCGACGGGCACGCCGAACAACACATAACGATCGAACTGCGCGTCGTCCAACCGTTTTGTTATCAGAACGACGGCCCGGTGCAATCGTGGCGCGGCAAACTGTCCGACCTCCGAGGTTACACTAACCAACTGGCGGCGAAAGCGTACGAGGCGCACAACAACCCGACACTAACGTCGGGCGCTCACTGTTACCATTGCCCGGCGCTGTGGCGTTGTCCGGCGGTTAAAAACCACGTTTACAAACTGTTAGATCACGCCAAAAACCCGCCCGAAATGGACGAAATGAACGGCGAAGCGCTGGCGATCGAGTTGTCTTTATTAGAGACGGCCGAGCGCTTGGCAAAGGCGAGACGATCAGCAATTGAGGATCTAATCATTGAGCGAGTGAAAGGCGGCGACGCCTCGATCCCGCTGCGTCTTGAAAGTAAACCGGGCCGCCTTAAGTGGGACGACCCAAAAACGGCGATCAAGCTTGGCCGGATGCTCGGCGCGGACTTCGACAAGTGCGAACCGATCACACCGACCCAAGCGATCGGCAAATTCCCGGATCTCGAAGAAGTGATCCGCAAAAAGGCGACGAAAAGCGCGTCGCTTAAACTTGTAAAATCTAACGAAACGATCGGCGCGAAAGCGTTCGGCAAAACTGAAAAGTAAGGAACCAAAATGGCTCAATTCGACGAAAATCATGTAAGACTAGACGGCGGGATCGTAGTATGGGACGGCGTCACACAACCCGAGACGCAACAACAAGGCGCGAACGCCGGGAAACCTAAGTGGACGCTAAAAGTTGTTTTTCCTCCTCAATGCTCTGATCTGCCTCTTTACGATCAACTAGCGCAAAAGCGCCTACGTGAAAGTAAGTTTAAAGGCAATTTACCGGCGGGCGGTCGTATGCCGATCGGCCAGGTTCAACCGGGCGAATTCAACGACCTTTTCCCCGGCTGGCTGGTGATCAGCTTTAAAACGACGTTACGCGCCCCGGACGTATACGACGAAAACGGCCAATTACTCGACCCGATGCAATATGGGAACCTGATCTACAACGGCCAAAAAGTTAACGTTTTAGCGCATTGCTACGACTACGACAACGCGGGTAATAAAGGCATTAGCGCCGGGTTAGACGGGATCCAAATTGTCACAAGCGCGAATGCTCAACGCCTAAACATTGGCGGCGGCGGCGTCGATACTGCGAGCGCATTCGGCGGCCAAGGCAACCAAGGCGGCGGTTACAACGGCGGCCAAGGCAACCAAGGCGGCGGTTACAACGGCGGCCAAGGCAACCAAGGCGGCGGTTACAACGGCGGCCAGAACCAAGGCGGCGGTTACAACGGCGGCCAGAACCAAGGCGGCGGTTACAACGGCGGCCAAGGCAACCAAGGCGACGGTTACAACGGCGGCCAGAACAACGGCAACCAAGGCGGCGGTTACAACGGCGGCCAAGGCAACCAAGGCGGCGGTTACAACGGCGGCCAAGGCAACCAAGGCGGCGGTTACAACGGCGGCCAAGGCAACGGTTACAACCAAGGCGGCGGTTACAACGGCAACCAAGGCGGCGGTTACAACGGCGGCCAGAACAACGGCAACCAAGGCGGCGGTTACAACGGCGGCCAGAACAACGGCAACCAAGGCGGCGGTTACAACGGCAACCAAGGCGGCGGTTACAACGGCAACCAAGGCAACCAAGGCGGCCCGCAACAAGATCATAATTTCTTACCTAACCAATAAAACGAAAGGCGGCCCGGTGTTAAGCCGGGCTGTTTCAATATGGAAAGATTACCCGTACACATTTTCGCGGATCTCGAAAACCTCGGGACTGGCGACGATGCCAAGATCTTAAGCGTCGCGCTATACGGCATTAAAAGCGATATGAAAGAGATCCCCGGCATTGAGGTTATAATCGACGCCAACACAAGCGGCGGGACAATATGCCCTCGAACCGTCAAATGGTGGAGCGAGCAATCGCGCGAAGCACAAGCCCGCGTTTTTCGCCCTAAAGAAGTAATAAGCGAAGCCGACGCGGTGGCGAAGTTGGATCGATACCTCCGCAACTTTTACAATGATTTTCGTATATGGGGTAACGGCGCGACGTTCGACATAACGAAGATCAAGCGCATGTTTGAGCGCCACGGGTACGCGGTGCCGTGGGAATTTTGGAACGAACGCGACGTTAGAACGATCGTTGAGTTGGGCGAACTGTGCACCCTGCCGGACTTTAAAAACGTTCTACCATTCGAGGGCGTTCGGCATGTTGCGATAGACGACGCCAGGCACCAAGCGCGCTACACGATGCAAACAATACGCGCACTTATGAAAAAGGCGGGCCGGGTATGCTAACTTTTTTCGGGCTTTTGCTTCTTCTCGGGCTGTTCAGGGCGCTTTCTCGCGTCCCTGCGCTATCCTCTGATGATTACAGCTATTCGGGGCGATAACCATGCAACAATTTTTTATTAACGCGTTGGCGTTGCTTGTGGCGCTTTCTGCGGCGGGCTTCATTACGTACCTGTTATTCTTGGGCGACGAAAGGGCGCAAAAGCGCGAAGAAAGACGACGCGCGAAACGCTGCGACGAACTCGACGAGCTCCACGGCGGATCGTGGTACTACGACAAAAAGCGCGGCGACTTTGCCGACGCAATGACAGACCGCCGCGTGGCGGATAAGGGCTGAACATGGGCGTTATAGTTTACCACCCGGAAAGCGATTGCACTTTTGTCGCTAACCCGGATCAAATGGGCGATCTAGACTGGGGGCACGTTTACGAAGTGGCACCACATGAGATCCCGGACGGTACACAAATTCGAAGCCTCGGCGCGTACCCGTCAACCGTTCGCCCCTCGTTAGACTTCGAGACGTACAGCGAGGCGGGCTTCACGGTTGACAGGGTCACAAAAACGGTTCGCGGTATCGGCGCGAATGGTAAGGGCGGCCTCCCGGTTGTGGGTACGCCCGTTTATGCTGAACACCCTAGCACCGAAATTTTGTGCTTGTATTACGACCTTAAGGACGGCCGGGGCGTGCGCGGGTTCATCCCCGGATTAACGCCCGAGCCAACCGACTTACTAGAACACGTTAAGAACGGCGGGTGGTTAGAGGCGTTTAATTTCACATTTGAGTGGTGGATCTGGAACATGGTGTGCGTACGCCGTTACGGCTGGCCGCCGATCTCGTTTGATCGTGGTGTCTGCGTCATGGCACGCGCTCGCCGTTTCTCAATGCCGGGATCGTTGGCGGCTTGTTCGAAAGTTCTCGGGTTAGAGGGCAAGCAAAAAGACGGTAAGCAGTTGATCCAGCAATTGACCCGCCCGCACAAGCCGACCAAAAACCGGCCCGAGTTTCGCCGCTTGCCTTGGACCCACCCGGACGAATTTAAACGCCTGTATTCTTATTGCCCGCAAGACGTAACGGCCGAAGACATGGTCGCGGCACATTTGCCGGATATGTCCGACTATGAGCGCGCAACGTGGATCACGGATCAGCGCATAAACGCGCGCGGCGTACTCGTCGACCGGGTAACGCTGGATCGTTGCTTACATCTTTACAAAGAAACGGAAAAGCGCCTAACCGTCGAACTAGGGCAGATCACCGGCGGCGCGGTCGGCTCGGTCGGTGAAACCGCTAAAATGTGCGAATGGTTGAACGGGCAAGGCTTACCGATCGCCGACGTTAAAGGCGAGACGATCGAGGGGCGTCTGCAGAAAATCGACAAGGCCGTAAAAATTATGTCGGGCGAGTTGGTCAACGTTCACCCAGTCGACTACGACGACGCGCCGAAGTTCGCGCAATTTCGCGGCGGTAAAGTTGAACGCGTGCTGCAGATACGCCAAGCGCTCGCCGGTGCCAATATTAAAAAGCTTTTCAGCCTCGACCGCTCGCTTAGTTCCGACAACCGGCTACGCGATCAATATATGTATTGCGGCGCGGATCAGACTGGCCGGTGGTCTGCAGGTGGCGTTCAATTGCAAAACCTGACAGCGAAAGGCCCGAAGACAAGACAGTGCGGCGATTGCGGCCGCTACTTTGGCGACGGCATAAAAACGCTTGAACACCCGAACGCGTGCCCGGAATGCGGATCCGATAATACTCCGCTCGTCGACTGGCTGATCGATCCAATGGTCGCGGCTATCGAAGACATAAACCGTTATTACGATAAGCCTGATTTATTCGCGGGCTTATGGGTTGACGCGGTCGAAACAATAACCGGCTGTTTGCGCGGGCTGTTTAAAGCCAGCGAGCGCAAGCGTTTAATATGCTGTGACTTCTCGGCGATCGAGGCCGTCGTCCTTGCGTGCTTATCGGGGTGCCAATGGCGGATCGACGTATTCGCAACGCACGGCAAAATATACGAAATGAGCGCGGCGGCTATAACGGGCAACTCGCTTGAATATTACTTAGATTACAAGAAACAAAACGGCACGCACCACCCGGATCGGAAAAAGGTCGGTAAAGTCGCCGAGTTGGCGAGCGGGTACGGCGGCTGGATAGGCGCGTGGAAAGCATTCGGCGCGACACAATCCGACGACGAACTTAAACAATTGATCGTGAAGTGGCGCGAAGCCTCGCCCGAGATCGTCGAATTTTGGGGCGGCCAGTTCCGACAAATAGGCCCGAAACCGTGGGACGCCGTGCCCGAATTGTTCGGATTAGAGGGCGCTTTCATTGCAGCGGTACGCAACCCCGGCAAATATTACGACGTTGGCCCGATCACAATGGCGTACGATAAGCGCGGCGACGTTTTATATTTACGTTTACCGTCCGGGCGTTTTCTCCACTATCACCGGCCGAAGCTGATCCCGGACGAAGACAAGCTGAAGCGCGGCCCGTGCGTAAAAATCACGTTCGAGGGGTACAACACCAATTCACAAAAAGGCCCGATCGGCTGGATTGTAAAAGACACCTACGGCGGCCGACTTGCTGAAAACGTAACGCAAGCCGTGGCGGCGGATATTCAAGCCGAAGCACTGGTACGCGTTGAGCGCGCCGGTTATCCCGTCGTAATGCACACGCACGATGAAATAATAGCCGAGGTGGAACACGGGCGCGGCTCTTGGCAAGAAATGGCGGCGATAATGTCCGAGCGTCCCGCGTGGGCGTCGTGGTGGCCGATTAAAGCCGACGGGTGGGAACATGAACGCTATCAAAAGGATTAATCGACTGTGAACTTAAGCCAAAAGATCGCGAGGCTGATCGAGTCTGTGAAGTACGGCGAAGACGTGGCGCCATACGGCCCGAACTTTCGCGAAGACCTGATCGAATGCCTCGAACGCGTAACCGAAGCGGTCGACCTAGTAAGCGAGGCGGCCGAGGCGATACCCGACCCGGAACGGTTCGACGAACTCGGCGAACACTTGGTCGCTAACCCGGCGGCGTTTAAAGTATTCGCTAAAATCATAAACGAAATTGAAGAAGACAAAACGAGGATCCAACAATGGACGAACAACTAGTGGCACACCTTAACAAACTAAACGCCGAGGCGGTCGGCTTGGCGCTTAAGCTATGCGAGACGAAAAGCCCGTCCGACGTCGTGCACATTATCGCGACGGCCTCGGCGCTCGTTGCTGCAGCGATATGTCGCAACGCACCGAACGAAAACGCGTTAAAACTTCAAGTTAAGCGCACGCTAGATCAGATCCACACGACCGGGTATAAGCAAGCGAACGCGGCGTCGTTCACTGAAAGCGCAACCCGTTTTATTCAAGCAATCGAAAACGCAAAAGGAACCGAAGACAATGTCAAACATTAATTTAAACGAACTGGCCGCCCGTATCTATGAACAAAACAAGGCTGTCGGCTGGTGGGACGATCCGAACCGTTGCCTATTACAAACCTTACAACTTGTTAGCACCGAAGTAGCCGAAGCGACCGAGGGCGAACGAAAAGACCTTAACGACGACCACCTGCCCGATCGCAAAATGGGCGAGGTGGAACTGGCCGACGCGCTGATCCGTACGCTGGACGTTGCCGGGCGATACTGCATTAAATACAACCCGGAAAAAGCCGGGGCGAGCGTGGATCCTTTCTGTGAACACGATACGATCGGCGCGCAACACTTAGGCATAAACGGCGCGCTTATCGACTTTGCTCGCGAGGTTCATCTGGCGCAATTAGTACCAACGGCGGCACGTTCGATCGAACACCTATACCATACGCTAGTTGATAGTATTATTTTTGTTGCCGAGCGGAACGACTACGATTTATTCGGGGCGTTGGAACAAAAGCTGGCGTACAACAAAAACCGCCAAGATCATAAACGATCAGAAAGGGCGAAAGCCCACGGGAAGACGTTCTAAAAAGAGTGCGCCGTCCTTGGCGCGCATACATATAGCAAGAAACGCAATAAGAGTGTAAAACATGCGGGTAATTATTGAAAGCCCATACGCGGGCGACGTTGAGAAAAATTTGAACTATTTACGCGCGGCAATGCGCGACTGTGTAACGCGTAACGAAAGCCCGTACGCTTCACACGGCCTTTTAACGCAACCGGGTGTATTAAATGACGACGATCCCGAAGAAAGGGCGCAAGGCATAGCGCTCGGTTTTGAATGGCGAGACGTGGCCGAGAAAACGGTCGTATATACCGATCTCGGCTGGTCTTCGGGTATGCGTGCCGGGGTGGAAGACGCGAAGCGCAAAGGCCGCCCGGTTGAACTTAGAGGCCTTGGCCGTCCTTGGTCTTGATCTCGTTGGCGATTGCTTCGATCGCCTTTCGCATCCCCTCCAGGTCGTTAGCTGACGCCGCCGCGATAAGGTTTACGACATTGTCGTCGATCTTGTTGGTGGTAAAGCTGGCGGCCATGCGAGCGCCCCAAATTGCCATTTTTTCAGTAAGAAAAGCGGCACCCAAATTTTTAAGCACGGTTAATAAAAACAGTTTCATTGTAGTTCTACCCTTTTTGACAGCCAGCCGTCCAAAAACGCGCGGTTAGTCGGGCGAGTCCGGGCCAGTGCAATAAAATACTGTGATATGTAAGAACGAAGCGCAACCGGCAACGCGTCCGGGTCTGCCTCTTTTGCGGCCGCTGCGGTCTTGCTGCCGACGATCCCGTCTTCTTTTAGCGCTAACTTAGTGCCACGGCTAAAAGCGTTTACCGCGCGTTGTAGTGCGCGCCCCGCTTGGAATGGCCCGGCGACAACACAAAAATCTACGACTTGTTCGCGGACGTTGGCGGGAAGTTTCGAGGCGTTGACTGTGTCCCAGTATTCGCCTGAGTATATCGAAACGGCGAGATCGTAAGGTAGATCCGCCATGTCGCCCTCGTAGCCGTGGCGGCGGGCGGTCTTCTCGGTTATGCCGTAGCGGGTAGCGCCCCCGGCGTCGTTCGGGTGGTCTGAAAAACCGCCCTCGCGTTCGATAATGCGTTTAATTATGTCGGCTTTTTTCATGCTGCGGATCCCCTCGGGTTTCGATACTTTTCGACAATGCTCTGCAGTTCGCGCCGGGCGGGTTGCCATACTTGCGCGATCTCCCGGATCATATCATGTTTGCGGATAACGTCGGCGAGTTGCCCGGCGCGTATCGGTTTACGCAAGTAATCAACACAACCCAAATGAAGCGAGGCGATCGCGTGGTTGACGTCGTCCGAGGCGCTTAGAAACATGATCGGGATCTCGCGGGTGGCCGGGTTGAGTTTAAAGTCCCGGCAAAGTTCAAGCCCGGATTTATTCGGCATGATTATGTCGATAATAATAAAATCGGGTTTTAACTCTACGGCGACCTCGATCGCGCGTTCCGGGTCAGTGAGGGCGATCGCGTTGTAGCCCTCCGCTTTCATTGCCTCGGTGATCATTTCAAGGCTGACGACGTCGTCGTCTATCAATAATACGGTGGTCATTGCTTCTCACCCCTTTGGTTTAAAAGGTGCATCGTTAGTTCGGTTAGTCGCGCGTCTTGTTTGTCTACGGCGGCCAGCATAGTTTCGCCCAGTCGCCGAAAGTCGTCGCGGACTTCGTCGTCTCTTTTGTCACTCGCTCGGGTAGCGGCCTCGATCGCTTTCTTGATCTCGGCGTGCTGCCCGGCGCATTCCTTTCGAATCTGCGCCCCCATTTTTTCAGCGGCACCGTCGGCGATTTTCTGCGCCTCGGCTTCGGTTATCGGGGCGGACTTCTTAAGGCGAGCAAAAACCATTCCTACCAAACCGGCGACGATCGCCGTGATTATCGCCCCGTATAAAACGCTTTTAAAATCGAACGGCATGATCGATCGCCTCCTTTCTTATTATAGCCTAGTGACAGCTTGCAACCTTAACATAGCACGCAAGGCACGCAACGCGGTTCCCTGCGGTAAAACTAAGGCTTACCGGCGTGAATGACTTAGCAACGCCGCGCACCCTAAATTCGACCACACGGCCCGACGTTGCGACGGCCTCAACGGCTGCGCCGCCGCCTCGAACGCTCGCGGCTATGTCTGTGATCGCCGACTCTCCGACCCAGTCAACCGGCATGTTAAGCCGGTAAACTGCGACGCCTCCAACCTTAACCGGGTTCGAGAATTTTACAGACACGGCGCGCGGGTTGACGTCAACCTCGCCGTTAATACCGTCGGATAGCGCACCGACGGGCGGCGTTACGGCTTCGACACCGTAAACACCGAGCGTTCCCCATTGGCCTAAAATCATTGTGTTATGCCCTCGACTTGTAGCCCGGCTTCGCGGGTCGTTTCGTTGTAAGTATAGTAATCGACCGCCGAACCAATAGCCAACGGAATAAGCGCCGACCCGGTTCCGTTCGCGAACGTTACACCCTCAACGGTTAGATTGATCCCGCCGACCCGGTCAACAATTACAACGTCGTGCGCGCCGTCCGGGATCCCCGGTAACGATAAAAGGATCGTTGATTGAATAACCGTGGCGACAACTTCGACCGTTCTCGTTACTTCGTCGGCGGCATTGCCCGCACTGTCTGAAACGTTATAACGGACTGTGTAAGTGCCTACCGTGTTAGGGTCTACCGGGTTAGTGACTACGATCGAAGAAGTAAGATCGCCGTCTACATCGTCCGAAGCCGTCGCCCCTGCGTCGTTGTACGCTCCGCCCTCGGTCACTGTCA